GGCGATCGCCGACGTCGAGGATGATGGCATTGACGATGACGCCGATGAGTTGGACTAGAGTGTTCTATTTTATGTTTACATCTGCCATACCGAGATTATGAGCTCACAACCCGTGACCGAAAAGATCCACGACCCAGCTACCGAGGACGTCCCGACACCAGTCCGCATCAACGTGGTCAACTACTACGTCCGCAAGGAACCGCTCCTGATGGCGAAGGCCCGTGAGGTCGAGGTGAAGGTCCGCAAGCGCGATGGGACGACGGTGTCATTCCTGGCTGACGTGTTTGACATCGCCCTCCAGCTTCACAAGGACGGCCATGACGCTCTGAAGATCGGTAAGTCTGAGATTCTTACCGCTGCTCGTGCCCACTTTGGCATCTCGGCCCCGGCGATCCCAGCCCGGTCTCGTACATCACCTATCACCGAGCGTGGCGCAGAGATGGCCAGTCGCGCCGTCCATTGCTTGCTTTGCAGTGCTGCCAAGTTGGAGGAGGGACGCGACGGTGGCAGCAAGCCGGTCGCTGCCGACATCAGGGCCTTGGTGGCTGAGATGGGCTTGACTGGCGAGCCAAACACCCCAGCAGTCGTGCCGTTTACGCTGGTGCTTTCAGCGAGCCAACTTGCGGACATCCACCCAAAGCTGTCGAACTTTCGCTCGCAGCTTGACAAGATCATCGCGCACTACCAGTCGATCACGCTTGAAAACTGATGAAATGTGACCTTTGTGACAAGCCTGCGACACTCCACGTCACACAGATTGTCGACAATCAACTCAAGAAACTCGACCTCTGTGCCGAGTGCGCGAAGGCTAGTGGAGCCACCGTCACCGATGCCGTGGTCCCGGCGCCGTACGTGCCGCCGATTAACCGGCCGGCTGAGGCTCCAGCTAAGGATGGGGAGCACATCTTTAACGCCACTCGCCTGACTGCCCTGGCGATCGAGTGGCAGAAATTTAACACCGCCGGGGAGCACGAGAAGGCCCTGGAGTTGCTAGAGGAGATCGTCAAGGGCTCCACGGTGATGTTCGAGCGGTTTGCCCAGTATGAGGGCTTTGACTCGACCGTCGACCTTCCCACACTTGTTTTGGCTGCCCAGGAGAAGATCGTGCGCTGGCTTATTGCATGGCGCCCGGAGAAGGGGAAGCTATTCAGCTGGTTCTCGAAGTGTGCTAAGAACGTGTTTAAGGGCGAGGTTGTCCGCGCCAACACGTACCGCACCCGGATCCACTCCACCTCAGAGTCGTTGGAGAAGTACCACGGTGCTGAGGACCATGCGGCTTTCGCCGAGGAGGCGGCCGTCAACGTCCGTAGGCAGTTTAAGGACCTGTCGGTCAGGTGGGGGTCGCCACAGGAGATTGGTGCCGTCCGGTTCCTGCTTGAGTCGATATTGGATGGGGAGGAGCACGACAAGCGCCGCGCGATCCTTGCGGCGTCATATGCTTTTGGCCTGAGCCTTGACCTCTCAAAGTTCTTCTACAGCTGGGTGCTTTTTGCGATGCGGAATGAGTTGTTTATGATGGCCCACGTTCCATTTACGGAGCAGGACCTGCTTCGCCACGCCCACTCCTACACCCACCTGCCGGACCTCCTCGAGATCATCACGTGGCCGCAGTTTAAGAAGTTGGTGATGACGTTCGGCGGCCAGCGGATTAAGATCCCGACGGCAACCCAGCTCGCGAAGCTAAAAGAGAATTATGAGTTGTACATCGAGCTAGAGGGGTCGGATAAAGACCCCGCGAGTGTCGAGCGTATCGCCCGCCGACGTGGCAAGACGACCAAGTCAGCTCAGGAGGTATGGGAAGAGATGTCGAACACGGTCCGTCCTGAGCGTTCCGGCGAATACGAGTTATATCCAGAAGAATAACTTTTACGATTTTGCCTGCCTGTGTCTGCGTTACCTGTCTGTGAACCATTGCCTACATGAACTCTCCTGACGCGTCCATTGTTGTCCAAACCGCACTCATCGACCCTGATACTATCGCTCAATTGGTCGGGATCCCGACCCTTTCTCTAAAGGAGGTCTGGGATGACGTGGTTAAAGTAGCGAACCTGATCGCGAAGAAATACACCGACCAGAGTTGTTTTGCCCTCTCGTACGAGGACCTAAACGCCGAGTGCCTAAAGAAGGTCGTCGACGTGGTTCAGCGAGGTTACCTTCGGAAGCCGCGCGTTGAGTTCTTTGCCGTGTTAAAGACCGCGATGAACAACCACGTCCGCGGCATCGTGCAGCGGCACCGGTATACGATCAAGCGGACCGGCCACCGCCCGCCTGACCGCAACGACGTCTCAGCGATCAACTTCAAGCCCGACGTCAGCATCGACGACCCGGACAACGGCATCCAGGTAGCCGACATCGCCGACACTCATGGTGGTGAGATAGACCCAGAGTTGGTTGATGACATAAAAGTCCACCTAAGCCCGGTTGAGTGCCTTGTCCTAGACCAGCTATTGAGCCCAAATGAGGGGGCTTTCGTGCACGCCTACCTTGAGGCGTCCGTCGGCCGCCGGCGCAGTGACACGTTGAAGGTCAAGATCGGGGTGGCTAGCCTGGCCTACGGCCTAGGCATGACAGCAGACGAGTTCTCTAGGGCGCAGGACTCGATCAAGCGCAAATATATGGAACACGCCACCGCGGAGAAGCCAGACGAGATCAAATACAACGGAGCCATGGCGACGCTGGAGCGGGTCTACGCAGTCCAGGTACCACGCGCCACTGAGCCTATCGTCGTGGCCCGCCTCTTTACAATCTGTGCTCGCGACCAACTTGACAAGCTGACCCCTGACATGGAGAAGATGCTGTTGCTCGTCGGCGCGAAGGTGCCGGTCATCGACGGGGAGGGACGGCTGTCGTGCTTCGGCGTCCTCTTCCAGCGTAACCACCGTGTCTGCCTCGCCTGTGGCCTGCGCCAGGCTTGCCAAGTAGAGGCCGCAAACTACGGCCTTGGCATCATCTCACTCAGCCCGAAGTTGCTTGGTTCGAAGAACGCCCGCTTTGCCACGCTAACTGATAGCATCCAACTTATGACCGCAAAATCAACTGATGGTAAAGTCGCCCACACCACTGAGCAAACCACGAAATCGGAGGCCACCACGCGCGAGCCTTTCACAAATACCGAGCGAGACGAGGTCCTTCTCCAGCACCTGCGCGAGCACTACAAGGCCCTCAAGTTCGGCGATGATGTCTACTACACGCACAAGGACGGCAAGAACGCGTGCATCTTCTATATCGGCAAGAAGGGTGAGAAGTTTGACCTCCGCTTCTGCAAGCCGAGTGACGAGCTTAAGAAGAGCCTGGTCCGTCGTGTGCGCTCGTTCTACCTGCAGGACGCCATGTCTGCGGAGGACGCGCTCAAGCTGATCGACCAGCACGGCAACGTCACCTTCAAGTCGTGAAGCCGTTCCTTGACCCGCAGGTCAAGGCCCTGATCGAGGTTGGGTTTGTCCGCGCCGTCGACTTACTGCTGCTCTTGTGTTGGCTGGCGATCGTGGTCGTCTTCACCTGGTCTTGGGCCAGTGGCACGTTGACGACTGCGCAGCTGGTGGCGCTTATCTTCCTGCAGACGTTGGTCGTGGGCGCGTGGTTGGTCATGCTCGGCTACCGTGTCTGCTACCAGACCATCATGGCACGGTCGGACATCAACACGATGCCGGAGGCCGCCGCACGACTCGCCATCTCCTGGCACACCAGGCAATGAGCCTCCCCACGGGACACAAGCTCTTTGCGGAGCGGGTGGACTTCACGCTTGTCGAGGCAGCTATCCTGTACTCTGGTCCGGCGGCATTGGTGAACCCGCAGTTTGCACAACACCTCCACGCTTATTATGCCGTCTACGAGGATGTCTCAAACACGACGTTGAGAGAATTGGAGCGGCTCCGCGGTCGCAGCGGCTGGGTTCAGCCATCTATCCGAGAAAAGTTAGTCCCGCTATTTTGGACTGAGTTTGCGGACAACATTCGCCTGTTACCGGTGAAAGCACGGTTGACTTTTGGGCTTCCACGGTACGTGGCGCCGGAGGCAGCGTGGGCATTTGACGAGCAAGACATCAAGATGCTGGAGCTTGCCCCATTCAAGATCGAGGGTGAGCAGCGTGGGGTCTTCGACGACGTCTGCTTCTTTGACGTGCCGGCCACGATGGTGCAGCCAGATGGCACGATCGACCTTGAGCCGATCGAGCGGTTCATGTCGCTTGGCACCTCGGTCAGCTTCTTCTTCCCCGGGCCGCACCACCAACGGTGGTACACCTTCGCGAAGGGGCATCAGCTCCCGCCGGCACTTCGTTGCAACCGTCGGCTTAACGTCGTCTTCAACGGCCCACTGTCAGCGGACGTGACGTCGATCGTCTTTGGCGTCGACAAGTCCGGTCAACCCAGCGAGTCACTGACCGGCCCGATTGAGTCGACACCTAGGTCGACGACCTGACGCACGGTGGGTTTAAGAGGAGACGCGCCACTAAGGCGGCTGCTCTTTATTCGGCCGTACCGTGGGAACTCGCGGAGCGGGGTGCCGATCCCGTCGCGCCCAGCCACGGTCTTTGCCCACCCACCGGTTGAGAACGGGCGGTAGCGGCTGGTCACGCTGTACTGTGCCCCGACCTCCTGGATCGCGGCGTCGGCGGCAGTGTTGAACTTCTGCTTCTCGTCGTCGTCGAGGCTAGATGGGATGTCCTGGTGGTGGAGGTGTGGGCACTCGACGTCAAGGCAGTGCTGCGGCTGGCCGTTGAGGTCGATGAAGCCAGACAGGCGCGCTCGGTTGGTGTAGTCGCAGTGCTCCTGGCCAAAGTCAAAGGCGTCGGCGTCATAGTATCCGATCGCATCTACCAGTGCTCTGGTCATCGACATCATGATCCCGGTCATCCTGGTCATGAGCTTGACCTTGAGCCCGCGCACCTTGACGACCGTGACCGCGTACTGGGGGCTGTCAAAGTCCGTGAAGCAGAGAAGGCCCACGCCTAGCTTTTCGTGCGCGGCGGCGTAGGTCTCGTGGAATGGCCCGGTCACCATCAGGTCGTCGTTGCAGAGGCACAAGTGGTCACATTCCTGGTGCCCTAGGAACCACTTGATGGCCTTGTTTGACTCGCCAGTCACACCGACGTTCGCGTGGGCCAGGAAGACCTCGACGGCCCCGCGGCGGTAGACGTCGGCCTCCAGCTCCATGTCTCGCCGCACGAACTCAGAGTTCTCAAGCAGGAACGCCTCGGTGTCATCGAGTTGGCCGCAGTCCTCAAAGACGGCGACAGGCACCCCTGGGCAGTGCTGGGTGACCTGGCCAAGCATCAGCCTAAGTGCCTCAACGCGGCGATAGGTTAAAATGGCGATCGCGCTATTCATTCGTTACTTAGAACACACATGAGCCTGGTTTCTAGCATCCTCGGCCGTAAGCCAATCGACGAGTTCACCGGGACCGGCTGCGCCGCGATCCCGACCATGGCCATGCCGATGGGCAAGACCATGCCGACGGCTGGCGTCGCCCCGAACATGACCGCTAGGAAACGCCGCCTCATGACCCGAAGGCTAAAGAACCCGACGCGACTCCGCGAGGATGACCGCCGCCCACTCATCCCTGCCGGCGCGAAGCCACTTGACCCACAGGCCGATGGGGCTATCAGGTCTGACGCTGACGGTGACAAGAGCGGTGACGGCGAGGCTGCCTCATCACCGGTAAGCCAAAGCACGCTGCTGCCAACGTCACTAGCGCTCGTCGCACCTGATGCTACGCCAGGCTGGGACGTACCGCTCTCGCCCGGGCTGGTACCTGCGCCACGGGAACCCACGTCACGGGAGTCGTCCGTCCCGGTTACTTCTGGAAATCCGCCACCGATGTCGGTCGAAGGCATGATCGCCCTCAGCCACAGTAAGGCTGCTGGGTCACCAGACTTGGTCGCCCACATGCTCACTGAGTCGCCGGCGTCACCGACTACTGAGGCTGCGCTGTTGGCGCAGGGCAGGCCAATGCCGCCGCCGGAAAACAGCGCGGGCGCCGCCACGGCCATGAAACGCTTCAACTTCGGTGGCTGAACCCGCCGCACAACCCGTCGCGTCTGCCCCGCCACCGCTCCAGGTGCGCGTCACCCGCGAGCCTTTCTCCGACTTTTACGAGATCCACCTCCCAGACGGTCAGGTCGAGGAGGTCAAGAAGTGGTTCGACGACCGCGGGGCCGATATGTATGCGATTGATAAGGCGCTCGACTACGTCTGGAACTTTCACAAGGCAGACATCACTATCCGCCACCCGCGCCCGCCTAAGCCTACCCCGGCCGACCGCTACATCCCTCGGTTGACCTAGGCTGGCTGTGTTACGTTTCAATCACGCTGGAAATGTTTTCATATACTTTTCCATGCCTGGCGTAGGGCAGGCACTTAGCCGTGAGCCGCATTCTCCTTGAGGATACCTTTGACTTCAAAATCGACCGGACACGGATCACTGAGTCTAAGGACCCCATAACTGGGCTGGTCACCAGCCGCATCCCGGGCACCCTCTCCCTCTGCGACGTCATCAACGGCAACCAACGCCGGTATGGCAAGCGCGTGTGGGAGAAGAATTTAGAAGAGGGATCGGTGCTCACGCAGATGTTCAAGCGACACAGCTCGTTTGGTCAACTTGAGCACCCGAAGGACGGTAAAGTCGACCTCTCCAGCCCCATTAGCCACCTCACGACCGAGGCCAAGTTGACTGAGCGTGAGATCGACGGCAAGAAGCTTTGGGTCGTCGAGGGCGTGATCGAGCTCCTCAACGATGGCCCTGGCACGTCGTCGGCTAGGCTCGAGGCGTTGATCAAAAAGGGCTATGACCCGCTGGTCTCCAGCCGTGGGTACGGCACCCTGGTCAAGGACCAAGCGGGCGTCGACGAGGTCCAGGACGATTACGTGTGCGAGGGTTGGGACATCGTGTCAGCGCCGTCATTCGGCGACCAGGCGAAACTTAACCCGATCCGTAAGGCAGCCGCCAACGAGAGCCTTGTTGGCCGGATCCCGAGCATCGGTGAGCAATACGCTGGCCTCACGGTCATCGCCGCGAAGAAGACAGGGGATAAGACCGTCGAGCTCACCATGGAGGACGGCAGCCCGATCACCGTGCAACTCGAGTCCGTCCCTGCCCCGACACCTCCAGCCACACCAGCTCCAGCCGCACCCCCTTCAGCCAAACCGCCTCAAAGCGCAGCGGCCAACAACAACCAGAACATCATGGACATCAAAACGATCAGGGAAAGCATCCAGGCTCTTAAGGCTGCCGACCCGGCGACCCTCAACGCGCGTGACTTCGCGTTGGGCTTCCAGCGGATGTCCGAGCTCCACAACGCGGCTGCCAAGGTCCTATCCGAGAACACGTCTGCTTCTTGGGAAGTCCAGCAGGTGCACCAGGAGATCTCGGGCCTCGAGGAAGCGTGGACCGCCGCGTTCAACGCCCCACGTGCCGAGGTGAAGAAACTCACCGAGAACCAGACGAAGCTTCTCAAGGTCCTGAAGGGAGTGATCGGTAACTCCATCAAGATCCGCGAGGCTCTCACGACCGGGACGAAGAAGGCCACCAAGACAGGCGAGGTCGCCGAGGCGCTGGTCAAGCGCGGCCGCGCGTGGATGGAGGCCGCCCGCCGGTCAGCCGGCTCCAGCAAGCTGCTGGAGAAGAAATATGGCGTCGCGACCGAGGCGCTGGACATCATGGCTGCCCGCTACAAGGGCGACGTCGCCGAGCTTGGCGCCCGCGTCCTGGAGCTGGAGTTCCCCACGATGACCAACGTCCACAAGAAGGCCATCGCCGAGGCGAGGACTCCACGCAGCGTCATCGCGGCCCGCGCGCTCATCGAGAGGGACCTCAAGCCGAAGGCTGACCCGAAGCTTGACGAGGCTGCCAAGAAGAAAGCTGCCGAGGCCAAGAAGCTTGACGAGGCCAAGGGCAAGGAGCTCAGCCCGCTCCCGACCCCAGAGGTCATCGACGGCGTCCGCGGAAACGTCGTGGGCGTCACCGAGTCCATCAGCATGGTCCGCCGTCTCGCGACCAGCAACTCACAATTCCACAGCTGAGCATCACCGACCCAGCGAAGAAACACACCCCAAGACAACACAACGTTCCATAACCACCATCTATCATGGTCATCAAATCACAAGAAGGTCGGCCGATGCTCGCGACTAACGGCGGGTCAATGACCCGTTTCGCTGAAGTCCTCGAGTGGGGCCACCACCTCGCTAACACGCCGTCCGGTCTGAAGGAAGGCGCCTCCCACAAGGAACTCTGGCAAGCCAAGGGCTGGAAGGAGTTCGTCGAGGGCATGCCCGAGCACAAGCGCGCGTATGCCGCCATCATGCTGGAGAATTGCCGCGGCAAGTTCGGCAGCATGGAGGAGTCCACCCGGACGAGCTCACTGGGCACGTTCGACAAGTGGATCTTCCCCGTCATCGCCAACATGGCCGAGAACGACGTCATCGACCAGCTGGTCGCCCTCCAACCAATGGCGGGCCCGGTAAGCCAAATCGTGTACGTCGACATCGTCACCGACAAGGCTAAGGGCAACGTCCCCGCCGGCTCGCCGATGTGGCGTGCCCTGCAGGGCGCCTCTGACCGCTTCATGGACTCGGACGAGAAGATCGACAGCGAGTCCGTGTGCGTGGTCGCTGGCGGCTCCGGCGCCGGAAACCTCTCATGGTTCCCGATCCGCTCCGGCTCCGTCCAGGTCAGCTGCTCAGCTGACGCGACGTCGGACGACGGCAACGGCAAGCTCATCCCGTCGGGCAACATCACGGGGGGCACCGTCGACTATGTCGGCGGCACCTTCACCATCACGACTGCCGGCGCGCTGAACGGCGACACGGTCTCCGTGTCGTACGTGTTCGAGTCGGAAGGCAACCTGAACATCATGGGCTACGAGATGAAGCTCTCCAGCACGCCCGTGACTGCGAAGGTCCTGAAGCTCAAGGCGGTCTGGTCCGAGGAAGCCGACCAGAACCTGCAGGCGATGTACAACATCAAGGCCGAGCCGATCCTGCTCAACGCCCTGACGAACGCCCTGCAGTACCAGAAGCACCGCCAGGTCATCGCCGACCTCCGTGCTCGTGCCGACGCCGGCGTGGTCACCTGGGACGCCCAGGCCCCCGTCAACGTCAGCTACCAGACCCACAAGTTCAGCGTGATCGACGCGATCGCGACTGCCTCCAACCTGATCTTCGGCGCGACCAACATGGCGTCGGGCAACTGGCTGCTCGCGGGCCTGCAGCTCGCCACCGTGATCGAGACGTTGCCGCAGTTCGTGGCAAAGGGCAACCGCACACAGATGCAGGGCATCACCTACATCGGCGACATCGCGGGCAAGAAGATCTTCGCCGACCCCCACTATCCCAACAACGAGTTCATGGTGGGCCACAAGGGCGACCAGTTCCTCGTGACGGGATATGTGCTCGCCGAGTACCAGAAGCTTTACACGACCCCGGACATCGTGCTGCCGGACTTCAACCACCAGCGTGGATTCGCGACCTCGTTCGCGAAGAAGGTCGTGAACAGCAAGATGTACGTTCGCGGAAAAGTGTTGAATGGGCCCACAAATTTTGGGCCTACCAACAGCTAATTGATCTGCATCAATATCTTAGGAAATTAGTTTCAAGCCGCTCTTCGAAAGGAGAGCGGCTTTTTTGCATCCATTCTGCGAGACGTTAGCATGGCCAGAGAAGATCATTAGAAGACTCTACCTTGTTCATTTTGATAAACTAGTCATGCTGTTCTATAAACTAGTCATGACAAACGCTGAACTTGAAACAAAAGCACAATCATATTCAACCAGAGGAACTTGGTTAAAAGACAGTCCTCTGACTTATCAGATGGCCAGGAGAAGAGGGATCCTTGATATGTGCTGTGTTCATATGCCAGAGGCCAGAAAATGCCCTAGGATCAAAAAGAGTGTACCAGAGCGCACTGTGGAACAACTCGTGATGATAGCGTCACGTTATCAGCGTAGAGGGGATTTCTGCACAGGAGACCAAAAAGCGTATAGATTGGCCGCACGACTTGGGCTGATAGACAGGTGCTGCGCCCACATGCTTCCTCCAGGAACTAGGTTTCACAAGCGGTCAGACGCCGGAAAACCCATGATCAACAGGATCGAAATCAGCGACGAAGAGATCATAGAAGCGAGGAAACGGTACAGGACTCGGATCGAATGGCTAGAAGGAGACCGAAAAACATACTTTGCCGCAAGAAGAAGGATGCCTCAAGTGCTGGAAGGTCTCCCTGACCCGCGAAAAGCACCTCGTAGAGGAAAAAGACTTAGGATCCATCCCGACGAGGTCAGAAGGACGTCGCGTCTGTGCGAGACGCGTGGACAGTGGGCAATCCAGTATAGAAGATGTTATGTAGCAGCAAAATCTTACGGAATTTTCGATGAGTGCGTCGCTCACATGCTGCCACCGATTGACCCAATTTATCGCAACTATGTCTACGCGTACCAGTTCCACGATCATTCTGTCTACGTCGGCCAAACCGGTTGCGTTGCCGTTCGCCATAGCTTTCATCTGGAACAGGGAAAAGTCCTAGAGCACGCTGCGTCTTTAGGAGTTCAAGTTCCTCTTCCTGTCGTGCTAGAAAGCAACGTAAGCGCCAGAGACATTGGAGAGAAAGAAACGCTCTGGATTTCTAGGTTCAAAAAAGACGGTTGGACTCTCTTAAATTCAAGCAACGGAGGAGAAGTTGGTTTCAAGAACAAGTTCATCATTGACATCGACGGAGGTCCAAACAGAAACATAATCCTGCTGGTCGGCGTAAGCGGGTCAGGAAAGACGTGGATAACAGAGCAGCTCGGCGACACGATCTTTCCAGTTCACGGCGATGGCGGGTCGACTACCGACCTTGTTGGAAAGATCGAAGCGGCAACCGAGCAAGATAAGCCGATCGTGGTCGATGCCTATTTCAAAAAGTCAGTAAGAGTTGCCAAGATCCTTGGAAGAATCAACATCAGACCTATTTTTGTAGTTGAAGATGACGAGACAATTTCTGCAAGACTTTATGCCCGTGGAGGAAACGGAGACAGTAGCCTTCCAAGGGGAGAGAAGTTAAATGAATATATCCACGAGATACCACACGAGTTCAGCGGCACATCTGCCCAAGTTCTAGAGTGGATAAAGAGCCAATCATGAAAAAGGTTAACGAGTTCTACTTGACATGGAAGACGAATTGTTAAAGCTCGCCGTAGAGAAAGCTGGCGTAACCATAGACATCATCGACGGTCTGATAAAGGCTGGTTGGGTTCCTGTGTCGGAATCGCGGACGCCATACCACATTGCTGTTGACTTGAGACTCGTCACAAAAGATTTAGAGATAGCAGTGGTTGACTCTCCTGTTTTTGGCGTAGATGGAAAACCGTATTACGCCGCGTCGTATAAGTGTCCTGTGAGCGTAGATTTTGGACTAGATGATCCGAAAGATTTGAGCGAGATGAATCCCGCCGTTTACCAGATAGTAGTTGAGTCAATTCGAAGGCTTAAACTCACGCATCTTTTTGAGGTCGCGGTTTACCGTCCTGAACTCTATGGGTACGTTGCTCCGTGCGCTTCCGTCTGTGTCAGAGGAGCCCGAGTCAGGGTTTCCAGTGAACCAGTACGCGGTCGCACAGAGTTTGCAGTGATGGTTGACGACGGTGCTTTCAAGACGCCTCAGCCATGAACTTTCCCGCTTTTCGGCGTAAATCTGTTTCCAATCTAGTATCGTCTATGCTAGGAGAATCCTGGTCTGAAAAACGCAAAGCGGAGATAGAAACTGCCATGACGGCGCGCGGGTTCAAGCTGCTTGAGCACACAGTCATCGGAGATTTCGATTTGGCACTTTGGATCGGAACAGGAAACGATGAGCTCAAGGGAATCAAGGCATTAAGCATAAACAATGGAGAAATCGACCCTGGTTCAACCGAAGGACAGTCGGAACAGACAACCCCTCAGTTCTTGAACTGGTCGAAGGTCTTGTCGCTGCTTCAGATTTGGGTTGACAGGTATGGAAAACTGCTGGTGGGTTCAGCGAGTCTGTCAAACTTACGAGGTATAGGAGGGCACTGGGCAAGAAATTTTCAATTTCTGATTACGATGAAGATCAGCCCATGCGCGGATTTTTCATCGACAAGGACGCATGACTACGCCTGAACCCAAGAAGGTCCGCCTCACTGAGGATTTCCTCGATTTGAAGGTCGGGATGGCGTATCCCGCCGGCACGATCCTTCACCGGTTGTCTGCCGGTGAAGCTCCCAGTCAGTACGGATTGGAAGGTACCAGGTTGGGCCAGGAGTGCGTCGCGGGCTTTTTCCTCATCCGCCACGTCTGTGAGGTCCTGGAACCCTGATGAGTTCAGTCCGCCGCTTCTACGTCTACGGACTCACCGTCAACGGTGTGGTCAAGTACGTCGGGAAGGGATCTGAGACAGACAAGCAGGATCGGCTCCTCCAGTATTTCACTGATGACCTGAAACACGCGACGCCGTCGGTCCGCGACGGGTTGCAGGAGGCGCGTGTCCGCGGCGACGAGATCGGCTATCTGCTCCTCGACGAGTTTCCAGTCCCCGATGAAGGCTGCGCCCTCGAGTGCGAAGATAGGGTCTACGCGGCGGAGGCCGTCTGGGTCGATCGGTACGGGCTCGAGAACCTCTGGAACCGGGTCGGCGGGGGACGCGCCGGTTGGAAGCTGAGCACGGCGACGAAGCGGCTCATCTCCATCTCCAGGAAGAAGGGAGGGCGGTTCGTCCACGACCCCGAGGGAAAGGAGCGACTCGGGAAGCTCCTCACCGAGGTCTACAAGATCAAGGGACAGCACCACACAAAAGGCGAAGAATGGTCCGTCTCCGTCTCTGAGGCGAAGGACCTCGGTTTACCCGCTGGGAAGGTCGAGTTGACCGACAACCAGGTGAGATCTTTACGTAACTATCGGTACCGACATGCGAGGATACTTAACCCATGATCATCAGCGACGCCACAATTACGTTCAAGAAAAATGGCAAGGACATCTTCTCCCTAGAGGAGGCATTTGAGCTTGCAGGGTTTTCGGTAGAACAGAGCGGAGACGCTGAAAGCACGGAGCAGATTGTCTCCGCGTACGGTTTGTCATGGAACATGTTCACAGACGACGACACGGGCACAAAAGAAGGCGCAGATGGGGTTG